CGATAGCCTTCTCGAAGATCTCAAGGCATGTCGGACGGCTTGCTCCCGATGGGCTGTGATGTTGAAAGTTAAATCTCTTCCACCACGATTCCAGATTGTTTTCCCTGATCAACAAAACTTCCTTTCAAACCCCAAACTAAAACCGATAAAAACTTTTGACAATAGAGATTCAATCCACACCCCTGTGGAACATGGGGAAAAAACTATAGCGTCTTAGCTAAGTGGGTGAAACAGACAGATACAATCGTAGCCTACAGTTGGTTACATCTGGTTATGATACGCACAACAAAATGCATTCCTCGGAGATATTTTATTGACCAGTAACTCACAGAAACTTAAAAAAAGGCATGGGCACATTCGCACATTACGTTGCTGACAGCGGACAGTCACATGAACAGGTCGCCCGTCGAATGGGCTGCAGCCGCGCCTATGTGAGCCTGCTTATTCACGGCCAGAAAACACCATCTCTGGAAATGCTGCGGCGGATGTTACTGATTTCAAACGGCACACTGAAGGCGGAGGATCTGATCCTTGAGTTCACCATCGGAGTTTGAAGTCCACTCTTCGATTGTCTCCTGGTTGCAGTTCGCATTGCCGCCAGGGTCTGTCTTTCACCACAGTCCCAACGAGGGCAAGCACCATGTTCGCTACCGCACCAAGCTGCAAAAGCTGGGGCTGCGGGCGGGCTGGCCGGACCTGGAACTGCTGGTGCCCATCGACTACTGGTTCGATCCCGCCTGGGGTCCAATCTATTTCGAGATAAAAAACGACAAGGGGAAACTTACCAAACACCAGAAAAACGTACTGGCCCAGCTGGACGCCGCCGGAGGCCATACAGCTGTGGTCCGATCAATAGACGAATCCAGGGAATACTTATCCAAACGTGTGGAGCTGCGGGCCTGATGCCCAAGTTCCGCAAAGGCATACCATCACCCATCAACCGCAACCCGCTGGTCGTGCGGCTTGTGGAGCTGATGAATGAACAGGAGGTTGATACCATCGACCTCTGCGATTCGGCAGGCGTCAGCCACACGTCGATCCACTCTTGGCGGATCAAATCAAATCCTAATATCGCTAACCTGGAAGCTGTCTTGAATGTTCTCGGCTATACGCTGGTCATCAGGAAGCTCGACGATGAGCCATGACTGCCCGCTCTGCAAAGGGGTATGCTGCACTGTGGCTCCCACCGGCATCGATGCCTGCTACTTCTGTGCAGCCCGTGCCGAGATCGAGTACCAGGAGTACAAGGCCGAGAAGCTGGTCGAGTGCCAAGCGGCTGTCCGAAAAAAGATACTGCGCTGGTGGCAGTGATGGGTAAGCGATCAGACTTTCCGCGCAAGCCGCGTGACGACTACCCAACGCCAGCAGCTGCTGTACTCCCCCTGCTGCCACATATCAAATCGTTCTCCACCTTCGATGAGCCGTGCTGTGGTGACGGGCAGCTGGTCAATCACCTGGAAAATTTCGGGCACAAATGTCTCCAGGCAAGCGACACCAACATGAGACATCGCCAGCGACTCCTGGATGCCCGCAGGATAACGTCGAGTGATGCAGACTACTTCATCACCAATCCGCCCTGGGAGCGTGGAGTTATGCATGCCATCATCGCCAACCTGTCGAAGATCAGGCCGTGCTGGTTTCTGATCGATGCCGATTGGATGCACACCAAGCAGTCGATCCCCTACATGGCCAGATGCCAGCAGATTGTTTCCATCGGCAGGGTCAAGTGGATTCCAGACAGCCGTCATACCGGCAAAGACAACTGCTGCTGGTATCTGTTCGATGCCAGGCGGCGGAGGTGGCCGTTTCATCATCTCGACGGCACCACAGTTTTTCATGCGAGGCTCGATGATTAAGGGCCGTCCTTGTCCTGCGTGTAAATCGGAGGACACCGGATGGTTGATGACTGTCGGTAACCGTGAAGAGTTCGAATGCCTTACCTGCTCTAACATCTGGACACGTCCAGCTGGTAACTCCGAGTTGCGACATGTTGATCCGCTGGCGCAGTGGGGCGCGACAGGAGAGGAGGAATGACGACAGCACCGTGCGGAACTCTGCTAAGAAACAGACTGGGCTTTCGATCCCGTATAAAAATGGAACGCGAAGCTAATGAACTGGCGTTGGAAATTCTAATGCCTGATTTTATGTTGGATCAACTGTTGGAAGAATCGGGCGGGAAAATTCATCTCAAAGAATGGGCTAGGAAGTTTAAAGTATCACAGACGATGCTTGCCTGGCGATTGGGTATCCCTGGTTACTGGAGAGATGAATGACTGAGGGCGACTTAAAACTCGAACGCGATTTTCAATCTGAAGATAACGCAAAAGAAATAATTGCTCACCGATGGCACTGCCAGGTGGCTGACCTTGGTGATTTTGGAGACATTGATTGGGTGATCTACCGAGATAATCGTATTGTCGCAATTGCGGAGTTCAAACGGCTTTATCGATCAAGCGCAAGATGGCCTAACATATATTTCAATTTGAAAAAGTGGTTGCCTCTGATGCTTGTCAGCGCGGGTCTAAAAGTTCCAGCATATTTTATTGTTCAGTTTGATGACAAACTATCATACATCGATGTCGCAACTGTTGATGCCTCGAAACACGAGGTGAATGGCCGCAATGACAGGGGTCGGTCGTCTGATTTGCAGCCAGCCATTCTAATTTCCGTCGATCAGATGAGGGACTTGTAGCCAATGATTTCCCATGCCTCATTCATGGTGCTGTGTGCCCTCATTGAGCTGGGTGGAAAAGCAACCCGAAAACGATTAACAGACGCTGTGGATGACAGCGTGGATAAGTCTCGGATGAAGGAATACATCGGGGCGCTTCTAGAAGCTTCCCTTATAGAAGCTTCTAAGAGCAGCTATAAGCTTATAGCTTCTAACAGCTTCTCAGAAGCTTATCACAATTACTTACAACCTATTAAATTAGAAGCTTCTAAGGCCTATCAAAGCGCCGTCTCGGATCTGCTGCACAAGTCGGTGAAGATGGCCAACCCGAGGTATCGGTCTGTGGTGGATGGAACACGTTCACGGCGTAATCCGTTGCAGCAGTTCGCCGAGAAACATTTATCCCGTCAGGATCTGGGGAACTACTGGGGGGTGCTTGGAGAGATGAGTGAAACAGAGCGGGAGATTTTCAGTGCTAAGATTACATCTCTGGTTGCTGGAAGCAGCCGAGACTGAGCGGCG